AGCGAGTAGTTCTGCTGCTGCAGGTACACCGTGTCGCCGCCTGTGACCGGTCGCAGGTTTCGTTTAATCCGCGCCTCGTTAGGCGCCATGATCGCGCCGCCAACTGCCTTTGACAGCACATCGATCTGTGTCGCCGAGTCCATGCGCAGCAGTCCGTCCAGGTCCAATTCGATGCGCATCTTGCGACCGCCCTGCGCCGATGGATCATCGAGGCCAAGACCGGCGTTCAGGTGAGCCTCCATCGACTCGATGAGCACCTGCAAGCACTGCGAGTAGTACTGCTGATTGAGCGCGCTGATGTTGTTGTAGGCCGGTGGCGGACCGACGCCGACCATGTGCGCCGGGACATGAAAGACCGAGCACACCATGTCGGCTGTCCACTTGAGCTGCTCGATGAGTTGCGCATCGTGCGCGGTGATCGTCATTGGCTCGTACTTGAGTCCGTCGCCGAGCACCGCGAGTTTTCCGATGTTGTCGGACGAATAGTTCTGCTCCCAGTATGCCTTGAGGCGCGCTGCTGTCTCGTCCTTGATCTGCCCGGGAGCCGTCAGCACGCCACTCGGCCGCGACATGTTCTTGAAAAATCGCGCGCTGTTGTTCTGGATCGCGATGCCTTGCGCCACCCCGAGCCCGCAGGCGTAGATCGGCGATACACCGACCAGGGGGTGAAACAGCATGATCATCGGATCGTGGATGACCTCGCTGGCGGGCAGCGTGCTTGACTCATCGACGCCGTTGAGACGCGCGAGGTTGTCAGACCCGATCGCGTAGTAGACATCGCCGTTCTGCGCGACCAACGGGCGCACCCGCTGCGGGTCAGGCAAGTACAGCGCAGTGACGACACGACGGCCGTCACGCTGCTTGATCGGGTAGGCGTTGCCGTGGACCAGTTTGTTGATGATCCAATTCTCGGCGAACTTCTGCCACGTCTGGTAGTGATTGGGTCGACGAAGCAGCGGCGAGAACGCGGGGGACTCAACCTGGTGCCAGATCCCGTCGTTGTCTTGCTCCATCAGGCGCGGCGTGAGCTTGCCGATGTCGCCGGCGATCCTCGTGACACAAGCGAAGACCGCATAGTAGCTAAGAGCAGTCTCGCGGCTGACCTCGATGTTCCGCTGCCACGCGCCGGAGAACGGCTCGAGGATGCTTGGCCAACTCCCCATCGAGCTGAACACGGGCGACAGGCCCACCTGCCGCTCGGTCGCGTCGGGCTTGGCGCGCGAAAAAGAAATGTCGAGGCCGAGCAGCCGCACAGCTTCAGCTCCCGCGCGCCGTCATCATTCGATGCTCGTAACGCTGCCGCCTCCGTCCGAGGCGGACGTGGGTGAACTTGCCAGCCGCGGGCTCAGCATATGACACCTCGCGCGCCGCGCCGAAGCGAAGCAACAACGTCGCGTCGCGCTGAGACTCGGCAAAAAAGCGTTCCCCGGCTTTGACTGGCCTGCCGGCGTATGAGAAAGAACGAATGGCGATCAGCTCGAAAGTCATTGCGGACTCCACTGCCCAGACGCGGGCGTTTATGGGACAGGCAGACGGTTTGCGCCGGCTGCCCGGGCCACAATGTCAGCCGATCAGCTCACCGTGCCGTAGTTGGTCCCACTGATGTAGCCAGCCGCAGCGGCACGGCGTTTCTTCCAGTTCATGTAGCGCTCGGCGCGCAGGCCGACGAGGTTGCGCTGCCACAGACTGACCAGCACGGTGCTCGCCGTCGTCGGGTTGTCCGGGGTGGTGTTCATCTGCAGGCTGGCCTCGCGGCTGGCGTCGATCGTGACCGGGCCATCGTCGGAATAGAAGATGTCCGACGCATTCACGAAGCCGATCATGCCGCCGTCGGAAGTGTCGGGGACCGCTTCGGAGGTGATGACCGGGAAGCCCTCGAGCACGCCACCCAGCGGGGTCATGTCGGGGAACTCCTTCTGGCCCAGCGGGTTGCGCATCAGGCTGATGCGCATCGCTTGACGGTTGGACATGATGAACACGCCCGTCGTCGGGGCCAGATTGGCCGCGAAGAACGCTTCCCACAGCGTGCCCAGGTCAGCGCGCAGCGCGGCCGCGTCCGTACCGCTGGACGGCACCGGGGTCACGCCGTTGAAGACGCTGGCCGGCGACACGTTGGGCACTTCGGCGACGGACGGACTGACGAACTGCAGATCGCTGAAGTTCGCCATGCCGGCGAGCATGTCGTTGCGCACGACGGCTTCGACGGACGGGTTGCTCATGCGCATCAGCTCGTCGGTGACGACAATGATGCCCGCAGCCTTGGCCCAGCGCAGCGTCACCTCGCCGATGCTCAGCTCGCCCACCGGCTTCGCGGCGCCTTCGCCGACCCATCCGTACACGCCGCCCGCGCTTTGGGTGGCCATGCGGACGTTAAACGGGATGCGGCGCAGCGACGGGATGTTGCCCGTGCCGAAGCGGCCGAGGATGGTCATCGGGCGCAGCAGCTCGATGAACTCGCCGGCGAGCGTGTTGTACTCGACCAGCTTGCTCGCCCAGTCGGCATCGGTCGTGGTGCCGGCGTCAACGGCCGCGCGAATGACGCGCTCCACCTCGGGAGTGTCGTCCCAACGCTTGGCCGTGGTCTGCGCGTTGGCGAACGCGGCGGCTTCGGCCAGGTTGCCTTTGCAGCGGACCAACGCCATGACGTAGCGGGTGAAACCCGTGCCCTTGGGCAGATTGCGCTGCGTGGTGATGACGGCGCCGCTGCGGACCTGCACGGCGGTTTCGCCGGAGGTACCGGCCGCGGCGTCAACCGGGGTGGCGGTCTGCACGTTCATGCGCTCGGTCGAGCGCAGCACCGTCAGGTGATCGTCGATCGCCTTGACTTCGGCGACGAGAGCCGCGTGCGCTTCCTTCTCGGCGTCGTCAAAGGTACGGCCTTCGTCGACGGTGCGCTGCACGAGGGCCAGGACGTCGTCCTGCGCTTTTTTGCGCTTCGCTTCGAAAGCGGCAATCTGCTCTGCGATGGTCTTCATGGTCGTTGCTCCTGTGGAGTGGATGATGGTGCGGGATGCGTCCGTGCCGCCGGATCGCGTGGTGGAACCGCCAGCGGCGGCAGGTGCAAGCCGCACGACTCCGGAGGCCGCTGACGCGCGGCCGTAGTCTGCGACGATGCTCTTGACCGAGGTGATGGTGGCCTCGGCGTTCATGGGGACGCTGACCAAGGAAAGCTCGAACCACTCACTTTCCTGGAAGCGGATGCCACCCGTTTCGCGGTTATACGCGGTCTTGATAGCGCGGAACCCGACCGACACGGCACGAATAATGCCGGCCGCGACCAACTTGCGGGCGCGGTCAATTTCGGGCAAAAGGCCCGCCTTGGGCAGCACCATCTTGAACTTGATGCCGTCCTTGCTGGCCTTAGCATCCACGACCTTTCCGACGGGCTGGCTGTGGTCGTGGAACAGAAGGGCTGGCATGGGGAGCGAGAACTTCATGCCCAGCGGATCGACGACGTCCTGCGCGCGGTCTGGCGTGGGCGTGGTGGCCACGCCCTCAATGACCATCTCTTCGTCGTCGTCGTATGCCTTCGTGACCGGGCCGATTTTCAGCAGGCTGTAGGCGCGATGGGTGTTCATGGGGCCGCATCCTATATGAAAAACATCTGATAGTCGCGTTCCGGATCACGGGTCGCTCCCATTGCGGTACCAACCGCCATTGCAAGCGCGACAGCTCCGTCAATGCGGCCGGTCGTCTTGGTCTTGTCGAGCTTTCTATTTCCGGCTGGATCAGAAACGGCTCGAGCGTTCGCCATGCACATCGTCAGGACAGGATGCCCGCCGTGACACATTTTCTCGTTGAGCAGTGCTGTTTCTAGAGCCTCGATTGCAGGACTCATGTCTTTAAAACCCTGCCCAAAAGGTACTAGTGGTAGCGTGCAACCTATGGCGCCCAGTTCCGATTGGAGAATGTCAAAGCGCCATCTATCGAATGCAGCAGCCGCGATTGACATATCTCCTGTAATGGACGCGATCTCATATGCCAGCGCTTTGTAGTCAATAGAGGCGCCGGGCAACGCCTTGATGTAGCCGTGTTCAACCCAGACGTCATACGGGGCACGATCTCGTCGCGCGCGTTCTCGCAATCCTGATTCAGGAGTCCAAAAAAATGGCTTGACGTGGATTTTTCCCTCATGCAAGCAAACTGCAACCATCGACGTAAGGTCGTTTTTCCCAGACAGATCGATTCCGAGAAAAACTTCGCCAATGTGGAAAACCTCAGCCGGTGCGGATCCGTTTGCGTCCCACAGATTGCGCGACACCAGAGGATTCGACGTCACGACGCGTTGATTCAGGCACAAATTCCTGAACGTCGGCTCGAACGATGGCAGACGCTTTGCCTTCTCTGCCTGGTCGCGCATGTCTGCCAGGCTGCGAAACCGCCCGAGCGCCGGGTTGGCGGCCGCCCATGCTGACTCATCGTCTAGTGCGCAGCTTTCCGGGGCAGCATAGACGTGGCAGACGGTGTGCACGTCGTTGTTCGTCTTGGCGTCGTCGAGCCAAATGCTGAACAAGTCGTTGTCGTTAGGTGCCTGCGTCGAAATCGCAAACAGCAAGGCATTGTCGTAGGCGCCCTGCGCGGTAGTGATCGCGTCCACGAAATCGCTCTGCGGCCCGCGGACCTGCCCCAACTCGTCGAGAATGGCCACAACCGGGCTTTTCCCGTGCGCCGTCTTGCCCTCTGCGCTGATCGCCTGGTACTCGACATTTCGCTGCAGCCCGATCAATCGCTTGCCGCTGGGCACGATCCGCACCACGTTTGAAAGCACTGGCGAAAGACGAACAACTTTCGACGCGTAGTTGAAAACCTCGGCAGCCTGTTCTTTACTCATCGCCCCTGAGACGATGCGGCTGTTCTCGATTGCCAGTTCTCTGGACGCAAGGTGAGCCAGTACCAGAAATGCAATCGTCGCCGTCTTCGCGTTCTTGCGGGCAATCGACAGGTACGCGCGGCGGGTGCCATGGGGGTTGTCGTAGACCTCAAGGATGAACCGGCGTTGGAATGGCTCCAGGACAACCGGCTTCCCCATCAACGTCCCTTCAGGGACGACGCACAAAGTCTCGATGAAGGCACAGACGCGCTCGCCGCGCGTCCGGGGGCTTGGGGGTCTTGACGTCGTTGAGGCCTTCACTGAATTTCAAGCAACAAGGTCTTCCAAACCAATGATGCCGGTGTCTCCGGGCCCCTCGCCGCGTAGTGCCGATTGGATTTCGCGAGCCCTTCGCTCGTTTTCGCGTTGCTTCACCAAATCTTCTGCGCGGCCCGGGCGGGCGGTGCCGGCCATCCGCAAAGCCCGCATGAGTGCGAGCTGCCGCATCGCCAATTGGGCAACAACGGTGTGGCGCGGATTCATCACAGGAGTCCCGCGTGCATTGAAGATCGTCGCACCCTCCGATTCAAGCATACGCGATTGCTCCTCAATCTCTGCCTGACACCGTGCCAATTGGGCACCGATGACTAAATCAGACTTTGACCATTCGTTGCGCGCGCGTGACTGAACAATATCTGTCCAGAAAGGCATGTCGCAATCGCGCAGCCGCACATGCGCAGGAGGCGCAAGGTCTCCGGCCGCCGCCGCTTTGGCGGCTTCGACGGCGGCGAGCACAGAATCAGAGCGTGGTTTGCGTGGCATCACTACACCTTTTTTAGTCTGCAGACTTTCGGTTAGCGTTAAATGAAATTTTGGCGTGCGGTTTCCAACTACTTGCTTGAAAGTTCTGAAATACCCCCCCACCCCTCATCCATGTCCGCCATATTTACATCATCGCACGGGCCATCCGTCCAGGCCAGTCCATGGCCTGACGGCCGCGCCATTTTCAGCGTTGGACTTGTCTACATGGCACGGTGCGCACAATGACTGCAGATTGTCCTCCGAGTCAGGACCGCCATCGGCCAAGCGGACGATGTGATCCACGTCGGTTGCTTGCGTCACGCGTCCCGCCGCCAAGCACCTCACACAAAGAGGATGCAATTGCAGGTGCCGCAATCGCCTCTCAACAGCACGTCTCCCTCGTAGGCGATTGACCATGCGGGACATATAGCAGTACGCACAATGACAGTCAACTCACGCTGATCAGCACTTAAATACCTTCGGCAGTGCTCACCTCCCGCACCACACTGGCCCACGCCTCGACGCTGGCCTCGACCGTCCAGGCGTAGTCCATCCACATGTGCGCTTGCTGCACGCCCAAGTGCATCGCGACCGGCCAGACCATCCGCCACTCATCGCGGTCCCGCCGATAGGCCAAGACGGGCTTCTGGGCCACTTTCTCTGCCTGGGTGCAGGCTTGGCACCACCACACCCGCAAATCGGCCCTGGAGGCCGTTCTGTGGCGCTTGACCTCAATGCACCAACCGGGCACGCCCTCAAGGTCGCTGTCGCCATCGCGCTGCCTGACCCTGCGCCGCACCTCAT